GCGCCCCCCCCACCCCCCATGGCTTTACCTGTGGCGCCTGCCACTACTGCTGCACCTGCGAACATTGCAGAGGCCTTGAAAAATCCACTAGCTTGAGCAGGGTTAACAAATAATGCAGCTGTGCCTTTTGCAGCTTCTATCAATGATTGCACTGCAGACTGTTGCCCTAATGCCACCAACATCTGGCCCACTGACTTAGTAAACGAATCACCAAATAGTAGAGACTGATAGGCAGCCTCAGCAATACCTGCACCATAAGCAGATTCTTTGTCAATGCCATCACTCATCATCTGTAGATCAAACTCTAGTGAGCTGTAAGCAAGCTCTGATGCCTGCTTTCTCTGCTCTGCCTCACGCCTCATGCGCTCAGCCTCAATCTGCTCTCTCTCTGCTGTGGCCTCACGCTCAATGTGGGTGAGTGCTAGCTGATAGCGCTTGGCCGCTATAAGCCCTTTCTCTTGATTCCCCTGTGCCTCTGTCAGTTCATCCCTATAGCGCTCAGTGGCAATCTGCAGAGCTGTGGCCCCATCTGCTGCCATCTGCTGCAGTTCTAACTGTCTCAGCGTTTTTAGGTCTGCCTGTTTTTGTCGCTCGATGGCCAGTTCTTTAACACGCCTGCTATCTACGCGAGCAATGGCACGCTTTGAGCTTTTTTCTGCCTCTGCCTCAGCCTGTTTGAGTCGCTTATCTCTGAGCGCTGATATCTGCTCTGATTGGTTGAATCTTGCTAACTCCTCTTTGAGTAGCTTTTCCTGCTCTGCCAGGGCTTTGGCATCCTCTTTATTTTTATCAGCTCTGAGTAGCGCTGCCTCTTTTGTGGCTGTGATTCTGATCTGCTCAAGTTTAAGCCCCTTCTCTGTTAGGTCTATCTCAGCCTGTCGCAGTCTCAGTGTTTCAAGGGTTGCTATATTTTCCTTAACCCTAGCAAGTGTGGCCTCTGCTGAGGTCTCTTCTAGGTGCTTCTCTTTTTTGGCTGCATCATCGAGCAGTGGCAGCTGCTTGGCATGCGCATCAATCACGCCTTTTAGCTTTGTATTATAGGCTGCCGTGGCCTCTGTTAGTTCATCTCTGGCAATCTTGAGAGATGACACACCTGTTAAACCTGCCTGCAATACAGTTAAAAAGCTCTCCTCACCCTTGCGCACTGCCTGCACTGCAAGCTCTGCGTCTCGCAAGTCCTCAAACTCATCACGCAGTTTTTCAACTGAGTTTTGTAGCATCTCTTTTGCAAACTGTGCCTTGATGTTTGATCTGATGAAATCATCAAGTGCAGCCTGTGCAGGTATCACGCCCTTCTCTGCGAGCGATTCTAGCTTGCTCTCTAGATCAGAGGCAGCAGCAGCCATGGCCTCTGTAGATTTTTCAGCCTCCTCAGCTGCCCCACTGATATTTAGGTAAGTCTCATAGAGAGCATAGAGAGCGCCTGCAACTGCACCCACGGCAGGCACAAGCGCTAAAAAGCTCATCCTGTTAGACTTGCCAACTGTAGTGGCAACCTCCCCAAACTCTTTTACAGAGCCAACTAAATCACCCACATTATCTGTGAGACTGCTAAGACCCTCACCTAGCTTGCTGTTTTCATCGCTGAAACGCTCAGCCATTGCGCCTGCTGTCTCACCAATACCACTGAGACCGCGCTTAGCCTCCTCAGCACCTGATAAGACGACCTCAACCTCAACTTGATTAGCCATTACTGCTAGCCTCTCTCATGGTGCGCTCTGTCGCTCTGTAGTGGGCGTCCTCTGTATTATAGTGCAAAACCTCAACAGCCTCAACTATTGCGCAAGTGGGGTTTGGGTAGCTCTCACTGATAGGCAGCAGGCCTGCTCTGTGTCGCTGATATGCCTGCACCACTGAGGCTAATCTATTACTATCAGCTACAGGGCATGTGCGCACCCTCAGATCAGAGTAACCCTCACCACAGTCTGGCGCTACTCGATAGCCCATAACATAGCGCCCCACATCATCAGTTTGGCTCTGAGGCAAACCGCTTTGAAATGGCCCACCACAGTTGCCACGCTGAGCCCTGAGCTGTTTGTTATGTCTACATTGATCACAGGCCCACGCCCTGCCCCTGCTGTGGTTTAACCATATAGCAGAGGCCAGCGCTATTTTCCCCGATCACCTAACAGACTGATGCGCTGTATATGCATCACTAATTCACTGATAGTAGCTGCCCTCTGTTCATCAGGCCTAATGAGTTGCACCTGTTCAATAGAGGCAGGCTCACCATCAATATGCGTGAGAGAGGCTCTGAGCATTTCGATATATACTCGATTCAGATATGCTTGATAATCTGACATAGCTGAGCGCTCATCATCAGTTAGCTCATGATGCCATCTAGCACGCTCATGCAGATCAGTGGGGGCCTCAACCCATAACAGGCGCCCTAGTTCGCTGCGAGTGTAGGCACCTGCCCTCTGCTCAGCGTCCTCACGCTCAGCAGGGCTCAGAGCCTTTAGAGTAAACCTAGTAGCCTCATCAGAAACAGACTGTAAATCATCTGTATTACCACTGAGGAGATAACTAGCTCTCTCCTCTGCAGAGGCCTGCACAGATGAGTCAACAGACACCACCACATCAACAGTATAATCTGCACTACTCGCAAAACTTAGCGCCATATTAGAGACCTAACCCTAGTCTAAATGGTGAGCACCCTGCATTATCCTCATAAGTTGCAGTATCATCACCAGAGTAATCACCTGCATAGCGGCTCTGCTGATAGGTGAGGTTTTGTCTGACGATATCACCGCTCACATCATATACATTAGGATCAACCGTGAGTTGACCTGCAGGCAGCATGATGGCACAGCCTAGCCCATCACCCACAGGGCCTGTGCCAATGAGCACCTGGCGCACTGCTCGATTGAAGAAATCATCCTTGATCGTAGTGTTTGCACTGCTCAGAGTTAGGCTCAACTCTACTGCTACATCTGTAATCTCCATGTCACTCATAGCAAGTATGCTGTTAGAGTGGCCCAATGGGGTGAGCGTATTAGTAACAGTAAGTGAGAAGTCTTCTGCATCTAGGGCAATGCGCCCTTGTGTTTCTCCTGCTGTGCCATTGGTTAGGCTAGCAGGTGAGCCTGAGCTAACAACAGCATAAGCACCTCTAAAAAATGGCGCGTTTCCTGTGTTGTATGCAGGCTCAACAGGGCCCTCAGCATTTGCATGATCATCTGTAATATAGGCGCTCTGATAGGTAAGTTCTGCCATGAGGCGCCCATTATCGAGAGTAATATTCATAGACTCCAAAACACAGCCAAATGCTAACGTTCTAAAGTTAGTGCCATCAATCCTAAATGCTACACTGTCACCATAGGTGCCAGCTGTGCCCCTGCTTGGGGTATACCATGTTTGTAGCCCTCTCACTGCTGTATAGCTTGACGTGCTAAGGGCAGGGCTCACTGTAACATTACCTGCCCCACTTAGGTTGTGATCAGTAACAGCTGAGTATTCAGCACGCCCACTAATCGATGATGAGATGAGGGTTCCGATGTCTGACTCAGCGTATCCACTTGCAGGGGTAAATGTGTTAGCATCCACTGCTGTTACATTGCCTGTGAGGATTGAGGGCAACTGCGTGAGAAAACCTGCACCTAGCAACAGCCCTAAATAGTTTGATGCGTATGTGTCAGCAGCTGTGCCAATGGTAGTGAGATCTACCCTGCACACCACTGTGCCTGTGCGCCGTCTGATTCGCTCACCTGAGCCATTGTAAACTGTATCAATCTCAGGGGGCACAAAGTATGGGCCATCTCTGGCATCATTGCGCTCAGAGATCACGGGCTCACCTGCAATCACAATGGGGTCACGCTCACAGGGAACAGAGATAAAAGTGAGCCCTGATGCTGAGGGGATACCATCAGAACCAAGTGAACCAAATGTGCCACCCTCACTAGCGACACTAAGCGATCTATGTGTAACAGCCATGTTTAAGCCTCCAAATAAAGCAGATCAAACTGCATGATAAAAATGTGTGCAATCACATCACCCTGTGAATCTAGTATAGGCTCTAGGTTTGTGGGTAGTGGGATGAGTGAGACTATGCCAGTGGTGGCTGTCTCATAGTTTGGCCCCTTAAGTTTATCAATCAACTGTGAGGCGTCCTCATTGATGAGCCTCATTAGGTAGCCTTGATCGTGTGGGATATCATAACGCACTCTGCAATTTATGCGTGCGCGTTTTCTGCCACTGATGCCTGCTTGCCCATCATCTACAGCAAAGGCATCAAGGCTCAGCTCAAAGTACCTGTTACTATTTGGTCGATCTGCCAGAGATGCCCCAAACCCGTTGCCCCTATTCACAGCCACATAGCCATGGTGTGAGTCACTTTTAGGGGTGATGCCCTCAATAAGGTTTTCTAAAAACTCAAGCGCTGAGAATATGCCTTGACTCATTTTGATAGCCCTAACTTTTTGCGCACCTCAATCTCAACAGCCCTAGTAAGCACCTTAACATCATCAGATGTGAGGCCAATAAACTCACGCTTATCATTAACATGATAGCCATAACTCTGCACATGTTTGGTGAGGCCTATAGTGAAATGATCAGCAGTGGCCTCAGTGACAATCAGATTATTCATCAGTTGACCACTTAAAACTAGATCAACCTCAGCGCTATCAGATGAGCTGCCACGCCTCCTGCTCTCCTCTTTGTATTGCTTATATCCATCTGCATAGTAAACAGACTGGCCTGTGCGTGATGGCCTGCCACCCTTTGGGGCTAAACGTGCGCCACGCTTGGCCACATACATGGGCTCTGTAGAGTATCCTGCAAACTGATCACCATTAGCATCTATGCCCTTTGAGGTTCTCAGTTTAATAGCTGCTAAGGTGTTCTGAGCTAGCCTCATGGTATCCTGAGCAGACCACAGAGAGCGCGGTATTTTGATATCTACTTTATTGGGCATCAGTGTTTCATGCCCCTAGCAGGTGAGAAAAACTCATCATTAGAACTCTTATTATATGAGCGCCATGATGCTCTAAAGTCAGTAGCGCTGCCACCTGTTTGAGAGATGTTAGACTCACCCTCATCAATCACGCCATCACCATCTACATCGAGCGCCACCGCCTCAAGCGCTCTAGTTAATAGATCTGAGCACCTGGCCCTCATAGCTTCTGCCATATCTAGCTGAGCGCTCTGCTCATAGATCAGAGCTGCTGCGCAATAGGCGTGGGCTAGCTCAAATGAGCCTGCATTAAATACCTCATCCTCTGTGAGGTTATCTGCTAGCAGGTGAGATCTGATATGCATTGATACCTCTTCAAGAGAGGCGTCAATCTGTGGTGTAAAATCACTCTGCCTGCGTGGCACCATATCAGCCAACTGTGCAAAGGTGCGCACTAAACTGTCATGATCTAAGCCTGTATCGAATGGGCGCAGAGTAACCTTGATAGTCCCCTTCTCAGTGAGCGCCCTGTTTTGGTCGCCTAGATCTGCAGTATAGCTCACGGTGTAACTGTAATATCCATCAGTGTCTGTGATCTGTGCAGCTGTGAGCGTGGTGTAATACATGGGCACATGTAGTGTGGCAGCTGTCGTGAGGTCAATCTCACGGGGCAGAGGCTCAGCTAATATGGCAGTGGTGCCCACTATCCGTGAGAGTGACACTTGGAAAAAGGTATCTCCTGCAGTCAGTATAAATGCTTTTTGCTGATCAGCCTGCAGTGGGTCTGCTTCTGCGCTCAGAGTGAGTGTGCGCCTGTCTGACTCTATGGCCGTGATTGATGAGTTAGCTCTGCTCTGAGTGAGCGCCACGCTGATGGCAGCTGAGGCCCCAAACACCTGCAGAGTAACAGCACCTGTGGTGGGGCGTGGGGCTGTCCATTGAAACATGTAATCACTATCACGCGCTATTTTTATCATCGTTTCGCCCTGCTATTAGCCTTAGAGATATCTGAGGCTGTGGCTTGATCTAGCTCTGCTGCCTCTATAAATGATTCTGTCACAGGAGACCATGAGTGCCTGCAGTTATAGCCACCCCCTGAGGTTTTAACTGCTAGCCCTTGCCCATTGTTAAGCCTGCGCATTTGCTTTTCATCTACTACTAGATTTACCAGAGCCCTACAAAATGGGCGTGTTATCCCATCTACAGGCCCTGTGTAGAGATAATGGTTAAGGCCTGCCACCGCACTTGCTGTGGCTGTGAGGCTCCTACCATATTGCGAGATCTTTGTTTTGATGTCAGTGAGCTGCCTGCCCTGTGCCCTGCTCATCCGTGTTTGTAGATTGCTCATCACGGTATTGAGGGGCACAGAGGCAGATAGATCACGCAAGCCATCACGCACTGTCGACTTAATCGTCGGAATCACTACACCCTCAAATATATCTGAGATTGTCTGAGTCTGCAATGCCTCAACATCTGAGGCTATTAGCCCCATGTTAAACTCTGGATCTACTGCACTCAGCGTTTTACTCACTGCGTTATTAATGCGCTGCTGTTGAGTTATAAACCCATCAATCGCATCACCTAACCCACCTGTTATCAACAGTTCAAGCAGTTGCTCATCTGTTGCATTAAATATTGCATCAGGCCCTGCACTCTGCACAGTGGCCTCAATGGTATCGAGCAGAGAAGAGACAGCCCTATCAAGCGCCCTCTCAAACTCTCTCTCTGCTCTAATCTCTGCCTGTATCTGATCACGCCTTGCTCTGAGCAGGGTAGCCATCACACCTGATGATTTTTTAGCCTGTGCTGTTAGATCAGCAACAGCTAACTCATCAGCATCAGCCTCAGCCAATAGGGTTGCGTTTTGATGGGCACCACAGACACAAAGCATGGCGCACCATTAACAGCCTGTGAGGACGTGGCCGAGTGTGCTGTCTACAGTGTGGAAGGTGTTAACCTCCTCACCCCAAACATAGCGGCGTGTCTTGTCTAGGCTGTCATATTGGCCTGCAACCATATCAGAGAAGCGTAGATCGAGAGCAGCCACAGGCATGCCCTTAACGTTGCCACTCTTCTGCACAATCGCATCAGAGCCTCTGAGAATACCCATAAAGCACTTAGTGCCATCCCAAATTGCAGACTCAGATGATGTAGCCCCTGGCACTGCAGTTTCTCTGAGCGCTTGCCCTACATAGATGTTAGGGATACCCAAAACATCACGCAGGATTGAAAGCACTGCCTCATCATTGAGAATGTTATTACCTGATGCAATACCGTTTGAGGCGCTGCCAACATAGCCACGCACCTCAGGGTTTTTAGCGAGATTACGGAAACATGCACGCCCTAAAATTAGTGTGTCAGGGTTGATGCCGTGAGCAGCTGCAAACACAGTGTCCTTAAGGTCGAACAGCTCAGAGAGAGGCTCTGCGCCTGCTGTGCCAAAGCCTGCAGATGCTGCTGAGGTATTAAATGCAGTGTCATCAAAAAGGACGTCTGCAAGGCGCTTCTCACGATCTAGCTTTAAGACTCTGCTAACCTTGCGTGCAATGCGTGCTTCCTCTGAGCCAGGGTATTGGCTATCAAAAATATCTTCCATTGCAATACTATCAGAGGCTGAAAAGATCTCAGCCTTGAAGGTTTGGCTGCTGCGATCAAAACCACCAATCATAGCGCGTGATGCACCTGGCGCACGCTTTAGGTCTAGGCCAGCACCTGCGCCCATGAAATTTCGTGTCTCTTCTAGTAAGAGTGTGCCACTGCGCTCAGGCACCTTGATAGACTCCAGCGCCTTATCTGCGATGAGTTGATTATCTGAGGGCACTGCCTCAGCTACTAGCCCTGTAAGGATCTGATCAACAGGATGTAAATTTGCGTAAGATGATGCCATGTTAGTTATCTCCTATTAGGCATTGAGGCTGCTAGGGCCAAAGAAATAAACAAAGCACTGCTCATCAGCCGCTACATCAATCTGATTAATGTTAGGCAGTAAACGTGCGACAGGATAAAAAGTAGTGTCTGCAGCTTCACATGGTTGTAGCTTGCCATCTGTATCAGCTGAGAGAATGGGTGTAGTCTCGTCAAGCGCCTCTGAGGCAATCACACGAGAAATGCCATGTACCAAAACCTCAACAGCATCACCTGCTGAGCATGCACGCTGTGCAACGCCTACAACCTTATTATCAGTAGCAGCATCAGTGATTGTGATTTTTCCTGCGCTGTCCATTGAGACAACTGCAAATTCGGTGATTGCCTCAGCAGCCACAAAACTCATGATGTTATTGTTAGTGCTCATGGGTGTTAGCCTCCAAATGCTTGAGCGTAGTAATCAGGGTTTTCTGTTCTAAATTGATTGAGCGCCTCTGAGTAGGTTAGGCCCTTCTCAGCCTGCAGTTCTTGGATGCGCTGATTGAGAGACGCCTTAGAGATCTCCTCACCTGATGCGCCGTGCCCAATCTGAGTGAGTGGCACTGCGCTATTCGCAGGGCGCTCTGAGAACATCTGCCAAAACTCTGGCTGTAGCTCACGCATCTGCCATGCGCTTTGCGCCACCTTCTGCTCTTTGGGAGTAATTCGCCCTTCTCTGAGCAGAGCACCAACAGCCTCACGCGACTCTACAGCGCGTTTCTCAGCCTCAATAGCCTCAATGCGCTCAGAGAGTTTGGTATTAGCCTCACGCAATGATTGCACCTCAGAGAGTAGGGTTGCCTCAGAGAGTTGCTCACTCATCTTATAGCCCTGTTTCTCATCCTTATGCTCTGGCGTGTGTGCCATTTTCTTAGCCTTATCCTCATCAGACTCAGCCATTTTCTTAGGCTCATCCTCATCAGACTCAGCCATTTTCTTAGGCTCATCCTCATCAGACTTCTCAGTTAGCTTGGCCTCATTATCCTCAGCCATGTCTTTAATTTTCTGCTCAAGCTCACGCACCATTTCATCTTTAGCGATGAGCATCGAGCGCATGTCCTCAACAGACATAGATTCTAGATTATCAATCATAGAAATCCTCTCATTGAGTGTAACCCTGCTGATTTTATCATGTGACTGCGCAGGGCGTGGGGTTAGGGTGATTGCAAGTAATTGAGCAGTGCCAATGAGGGCACCCCCATCACGGGTGAACACGTCACCGCAAATAAACTCAGGTGATGACCATAGGACGCCACCTGCATTTTTAACTGTCTCTAAGCCGCGCTCATTGTACGCAGGCACAGCATAAAGGCCATCATCTCTAAGCTCTAGATCGATGATGAGGCCAAGGGCGTTGCCACTCTCAGGGGGTGCAGGTGTGCCCCCGTTAAATGGGCTTGTAGCATGCTGCCAGTCAATAATGACAGGATCTGCTAGGCGCCTCTCATTGTACACGCGCACCATCTCAGTGAGCATGGGCAAATCTATCTCCTGCCCAATGTTCTCACCATTCATGCGTGAGCTCACCTGCCCTAGTGCTAGGGTTTTAAAAGGCTTACCAATGGTTAAACCCTCTGGCACATCATAAGTGGGGGCAGGCTCTGAGAGCTGCACAGCCTCACCATATGCTCTGAGCGCTTGTGTTTTTTCGTCTGCTGTCTTCATTTGACGTACAACCTTTTTAGCCCATGTATAGCCAGAGTCGCCACCCCACCCCTGCCACGCCTGCCACCCCTTACCCTGCTCACCCCATGTGCTGCCCTGTTTATCAATCTCATGGCGTGTGAAATAGTTAAGCATGCGTTTAACAGTGTCAGGGCTCAGCGTTTTGCCGTTGGCAAGGTCACGCGCACGCGCTAGGCCTGTTGAGGTCATGCCACGCTGTGAGGGTGGCTTTGTGGCTCGAACCTCTAATGCGCGTTTAGCGTTATTCTGTGCGCCCTGTGGTGGGGTGAAATCAATGTGATCATATTTTTTAGGCGCTAGCTCTGTCCTCTTCTCACTCTCACTGCGCTGAGGATGGCCCTTTGGCAGCAGATCTAGATCAGTGGTGTAAGCCTTTTTACGCTCACCTGTGCCCACTAATTTTAGAAAGGCTTTAACACGCGCCACAGCCCACTGCCCACGGGTCATGCCAGGCCTATGGCTCACACTAAAAGCACCTGCGCCACGTCTATAGACAGCTTTGAGCATGCCTAGATCAACCTTTTTAGACTTAGCCTTATAGCGCTCATTATGTTTATCACGCAGATTAATAAGGGTTTTCTCAGCCTGCTCACTGATTGTGATACCCCCACGCCCACTGCCTGCTGAGCCTTTGGGGTTTTTACTGCTGCCCTTGATCTGATCTCTTTTAGGTGCAGGCGTCTGAGCCTGTGTGCGTTTAGCCATTGCGCCTGCTCCTCACTAGCCTTTCAGCAAATGAACTGAGGCCACCACCTGCAGAGGCTGTGCGCTCGATGGCTGAGCGTTGCGCCTCCTCTGGAAGATCACCTGCGCCTAGTCTCTCTCTAATTGCTCTCTCAAGCTCATCATCAGGGGTGAGGATACCTGCTTGCACAAGCTGTGGCAGCATAGACATGCTCTCTGCTAGCTCATCAGTGTCTAAACCTGTATGCGTAAGACGTGGCAGTTTAGATGGGTCGATGGCGCCATAATTCCATCTGATCAGACGGCCAATAGTGCCACCCCCTCTGCGATCTACACCACTGATCTGAGAGGCCACAATATCACAGAGATTAATGGCAGCACGCCGAAACACGCTTAGGTGTATCTCACCCACTGAGCGTGCGCCTGTTTCAGTGTTGCCTAAGTCTGCAAACTGCGTCAAAAAGGCTGATGATATCTGCGCATCACATGTTCTGATTATACCTAGCGGCCCGTCTGCATAGAGATATGGTGAGCTTTCATATGATTCAAACTTAACCACGCCCGTCTCTACTAAATAGCTCTGCTCTGTGGCTAGGAAGCTCTGAGCCTGCCCCTCAGCATCATCAATCATGCCTGATATGTCTGCATCAGTGAGACCCATAGATTCACCCTGTGAGCGATCCACCACCACTTTAGGCGTAGGCACTGCCCATCTATCGAGCCCCACACACATGAGATTTGAGGTGCGTTGCTTAGTGCGCCACCACCACCACACAGGGCGCAGCATGCCCACGCCCTCAAAGTTTGAGCCTGTTTTGTTGAGGGTGAGCAATAGCAGTTTATTAGATGGGATGGGCTCAGGCGCTACTGATGAACCCACTATATTTTGCATCACGCCATCGAGCTGCTGAGAGTCCCGACTTAGCCACCTGTTATGGGCTGAGGGCTCACGGTCTGCATAATGATCAAGCCAAACCTTAACACGCCCCTCACTATCTGGCCCTACTTTGTAGATTTCTTCTGCATACCTGTAGCCCAATGGGACAAACTCCCATAAGTATGCTAGCTGCTCCTCAAAGCTCAGAGTCATCTGCCCTGCATAGCCATCAAAGCCAAACGCCTCATTCGCATAGCGTGCAAGCTCATCCGCTACAGCATCATTCTCAATGCCAGGCTCAAAGCGCCATGATGCACTAAGTAGAGTTTGCCTCAGCATATGCCATGAGCGCCTTACTATTGGATCTGTGCGTAGCATCTCCTCAGCCTCATTAACCCATGATAGGCCTGTGAGTTGAGGGTTTTGCTCTTTGCCTGTGATGGTACCACCACTCAGTTGAGTGCCTGTGATGCCCCTCACACCAAATCTAGGCGTTTTCGCTCTCATGTGGCGTGGGTTACGCTCATTAATACTCATGGCACCCCTGCTGATCTATAGTAGGTGTATAGCATCCATTATAAATGGCTTTACTGATTTTATCAATAAATGTCATCTTTTGGCTTGTGTACAGTGT